TCCACAGTTTGTACCTACTTGTTGAAATGAGAATGTAAATGGTGGACCAACAAAACGCATGATAAACAATGCAGTGTCAGTCCATATGTAAATAGCATCACGACCTCTGATCGCTCCAACAAGTTTAGATCCATCTGCAAGTCTTTGTGTACCAGCAGTATTAGTTGCTGAAGGTGTATAAGTATTAATATCCTCTTGAGAAGAGAATCTTATAAACATTGGATCTTGTGTTGATTTAGTTCCAATAGTTGTTTCTGTACCAAAAAATATTAAGTGCCGATCTGGTGTAGATACTAGACTAAATGCAGAAGCTGTTGGTGCACCTGTTATAATAGTTGCTCTAGTATTGTTTGCTCCTGTAGGGTTAGAGTCCCATTCAAAACTTTCTCCACCATTAATAGTTGCAATAAGTTTATTACCTAAATTATCTAAAGACCAAAGTCCAGGTGCAGTTACAATGTCCCCAGATGCTGCAGCGTTCCATGCAAAAAAGTTTGATGCATCTGTTACGGTTGCACCTGATGAATGTGATGCTGCTGTTGTACCTGAAGCACCTCTAGTTAAACCAGATAAATTACCACTATTGTCATTACCTGTATAAGTAATTAACTCTGTTCCAATTAACACTGTTCCTGAAGATGGAAAGGATGATGAACTAGCCATTGTTAAACTTGTAACACTAGCGTTTATTGAAGAAGATAGTGTAGATGTAAACTGACCTGCTTGTTGCCCACCCCATGATCCAAGAGACCAACCTGTAGATGCAACCTCAACCGCTGGTCCAACAGGATAGTAATGTTGAACTCTAATACCACCTGATGTTGTTGCACCAGATCCAGATTCATTAGACTCCATCTCTATTGTAAGAGTGCTACTGGTTGGTATAGATGTCACCATAAATTTTTTATCTGTGAAATCTCCAGATGTAAAATCAGAACCAGTAATAGCTGTAAAAGTATCTAATAATATTATATCAAATTTATTTATGTTGTGATCTGAACTAAACGTAAGTGTTACAGTTTTTGATCCATTTGTTGTAGAGAAAGCATTTGATAAAGATGTTGTCGCTTTGATAGGATGTATATCGTAAAAGATACCACCAGAGTATGCATACAAAATTCTGTTTGTTCCTAAAATAGCATACTTGATACCTGATGTATTTACAAAGTGATGAATCGCTGTTGCTCTACCCGTAATTTGAACAGAGCCTAATTGTGACCATCCACCTATTTTTTCAGGTGTGCCATATCTAAAACGAACATTGTCTCCATCAACCCATTGGCTTTCACCACCTACTGATGTAACTTGTTTGTTAAATCCAGGTGCAAATTTTACTTTTTGCAGCATAATAAATTACCTATGGTTTAGTAGGCCATGTAACGTTTTCACATTTTTCAACAGTGTCTTTACCCTCAGGCAGGTCTCTTAACTCCTGTCTGTACGTTCTCATGTCATCCGACATAGTAACATCAGATAAAGCATAAAAGTCAGTCTCAGCTAATAGTTGATTTCTTCTAGCTCTAAGGCTATCCTGCGCTCTTCCTAAAGCACCATCTGCCCACGCTTGTTCTTCAGCATCTCTAGCAGCTTCTTCTGCAGCTGTGAATTGTACTCTTTCACCATTTATATTATGATATCTTGGCATAGTTTTCTCCTTTGTTTTTGTTTACCATGATTAATTAATTCCGTAAAGTGTTATTGTTCCAGCATCTATGTTGCCTGAACTCATTTTAAATTGTATAGCATCAACAGCACTTGTTGTATTTCCATATCCTGCAGTATGATTATCAATCATATAATCTGATCCTTGGTAATGACTAGCTCTAGATAAAAAATGTTTTACAAAAGTAGTTGATGAAGGATTAAATAAATGCACATAACCACTTGCGGTTTCATCATCACCATTACCTACTTCTGCAGCTAGTATATGAAATCCTGTGCCATCTAAATCATAATCAGTTCTGTATTGTAATGCTGTCTGACTTCCCCCTTCATTATGATAAGCATAAAAAAAACTTGTAGTTTTATCAACATTATAATTACTACCAGAGTCTATTGACATATTAAAAGTAAAATTTGCATTATTAGTTGCTGGGTGAATATTATTAAAATGAAAAACATACTCTTTATAAGTGGAGTCTATCCCTGAAGTAAAAGATATTGTTGATGAACTAGATGCTGTTTGTTTTGAAATAAAGACCATGGAACCACTGGTAAGACTACCAAATGAGGTTACTGATCTGACCCCTCTATTATTTAGTTTAACAATACTCATTAGCTATCCTTTATTCCATAGAGTTTTATTGTTCCAGCATCTATGTTGCCGCTATCAAATTTAAATTGAACTGCATTGATTGCAGATGTTGTATTAAAATATCCAGCAACATAATCTTCTCTGCTATAATTATCATAGTTGTATTGATTAAATCTTGATATAAAATGTTTGACAAAAGTTGTGTTTGATGGGTTAAACAAATGTAAAGTTCCAACACAACATTCATCATCACCATTACCTTGATTATCTGAAAGACCTTGAAAAGCTGTACTTTGTGCTCGATCTTGTCCAGTTACATAACTCAATGCGGCTGGACTCCCATCTTCTTGATGATAAGAAATAAAAGCAGTTGTTGTCATTGTTGTATTGTAATTCGAACCACCGTCTGTTGATGCTTGAAAATCAAAATCTACGTTATCTGTTTGAGGATGTATATTAATACATTTAAACACATAAACAGAATATGTGTTATCCAACACTACATCCGAACTTCCATCTACAAAAGATAAAGTAGCGCTACTACTAGCGGTCAAAGTTTTAATATGTGTTAGTGCACCAGCAGGGAAACCAGCAGCACTTGTTACACTACTTAAACTATTGTTGTTATATTTAACTAACGCCATATAATTTTATTGTTCCTGAATCTATATTGCCACTATCAAATTTAAATTGAACTCTAGTTAAAGCACTTGTTGTATTTACATAACCAGCAACATAAGTATCAAAAGCATAAGGTGAAGAAGAATTAGTTTGAAAAGCCATTCTTGCCATAAAATGTTTTACAAATGTTGTATTACTTGGATCAAATAAATGTAAAAAGCCACAAGAGCCACTATCATTATCATTATTACTACCTGAACTTACCATTAAATTTTGAAATGCTGTTCCTTGTGCTTGATCGTTTCCTGTTCTATATTCAAGAACAGTATCATCATCAGCTTCATTATGATATGCTCTAAAAGTTGTAGAAGTAATTGTTTGATTATAATTAGTATTTGTCCCTGTATCAAATTGAACACCTAAATATTTATCATCAGTAGCTTGATGTATATTTATAAATTTAAATATGTATTCTTTATAAGTAGAGTCTATCCCTGAAGTAAAATCTATCGTAGCTGAACTTGATGCAGTTTGAGTAGATATAAGAACTAACGATCCACCACCAACACCACTGGGTAGACTTGTGATTTCTGACATAGAGTTATTGTTGCACACATTAATTGACATTTGGTGCTCCTAGCTTACTTTTCTTCCATACAAAGAAATTTTTCCTGATTCTATATTTCCTGAACCAAACGAAAATTTAATATTATTAACTGCTGTAGTAACTTTATTAGAACCAGAAACTGAAGCATTGTTAAGATGAGCATCAGCCGCTTCCACACTCATGTGTGCCTGAGCCATAGTTACTATATCTGTTGTCCCACTTTGTTTCATAGGGTCAAAAATTTTTACAACACCCGATATACCTTCCCCTGTGTTACCTCCAACAGCAGAACTTGAATTTAACCGAATTTGACCAGATGAACCTGAAGAATTATTTTTATCTAGTCCATAACTATTTCTTCCATGTCTTACTATTTTATAATCACTTAAATAATTTGAACCATTATCTACGCTAAAACGTAATTCAAAATCTACGTTATCAGTTACTGGTTTAAATCCTGATACAACTATCTTGTAATCTAAATATGTTGTTGTTATGTAACTGCTATCAAAAGTTACATTTGCTGAATCACTTGCTGTTGTTGTAAGTAAATGTTCAAAAGCACCACCACCTTTAATTAAACTATAATCAATTCTTTTTAAAGTTCCTGCATCTGATACTAAAAATTCGTCTGTATCATCAGGAGCACTTGTTAATGCAGTAGTTCCTGAAATAATATCGTTATTTAATTTAGCTGCTGTTACTGCATTAGCACCAATTTTAGCGGCTGTCACCGTGTCATCAGAGGGTGTACCTATGTTTAATACATCACCTAAAATAACTACAAAGTCGATGACATCTCCTGTTGCAAGATTGCTTGCAAAGGTCATGGTGGACCCTGCTATGGTAAAGGATGATCCTGGTTTTTGTAGGACACCATT